CCAGAACTTTTGTAGCTTGGAATTGGAAAGCAAGTGGAACATCAGGATCATCAAATTCAAACGGAAGTATAACAACAACTGTATCAGCAGACACTACTAGAGGATTTAGCATTGTTAAATGGGTTTGTGATAATCAAAATCCATCTACATTAGGTCATGGGTTAGGTGCTGTTCCGTCTGTTATTCTTATGAAAGAAATGACAGGATCAAGCGGATGGGTGATTGGTGGTTTTGGTTTAGATTGGGGCGGATACCTTTCTTTACAAACTACTAATGCTTTAAGTAATAATGGTAATAACACAACAGGTGATGGAAGAATGTTTTATCAAGGTGGTAATGCTCCAACATCAACTATATGGTACACAAATTCAGGGGCTATAGCTAGTCAAAATGGTGCAACTATGATTGCTTATTGTTTCGCAGAGAAAAAAGGTTTTAGTAAGTTTGGTTCATATTTAGGAAATGGATCTGCGTCAGGCTCATTCGTCTATTGCGGATTTAAACCTGCTATGGTTTTGTTTAAACAATCAAGTGCATCAGGGGAAAAATGGTATATTTATGACAACAAAAGAAATACACACAATGTAACAAATAGCGTTTTATTTCCAAACGCTGCTGATGCTGAAAGTCCAACAACAACAGGCGCACCAATAGATATTCTATCAAATGGTTTCAAGTTAAGAGGAACAGACGCTGCTGGAAATGGTGATGGTTCAACTTATGTATTTATGGCTTTTGCAGAACACCCAATAGTATCTAGTAACGGAGTTCCAGTTACAGCAAAATAATTAACAAAGGAGATAATTATGCAATTATCAAAACATTTTAAATTAGAGGAATTTACAAAGTCAATGACGGCTATTCGTAAAGGTATAAAAAATGAGGCTGGAAGTGGCGAGATAAAAAATTTAACTGACGTATGCTATGGAGTATTAGAACCTGTACGTGCAAAGTTTGACAAGCCAGTAATCGTTACATCAGGTTATCGAAGTCCTGAGTTATGTGAGGCGATTGGTTCTAAAGCTACAAGTCAACATGCAAAAGGTCAGGCAGTAGATTTTGAAATTGCTGGTGTATCTAATTTAAAAGTGGCACTTTGGATTGAAAATAACTGCGACTTTGATCAACTAATATTAGAATATTATACAGGTGAGGCTAACTCAGGCTGGATTCATTGTTCATTTGTAGAGGGTAGTAATAGAAAACAAGTTTTGACTTACGATGGAAAACAATTTACAAATGGATTACCTGATGCAAAATGGTCAGGTGGAAAACTACAAAACTAATAGGAGATAATTATGCCATATCATTACGGACATGGAATGAAAAAGAAGAAGAAGAAAAAGAAAAAAAAGAAAAGAAAATAGTTTATGGTTAAAGCTAGTTCTATAAGAAGTGTTATTAAAGGTCTTAACACTAGACAGAAAAAAACTATGAGAAAACACGCAAGACACCATAGTTTAAAACACATGAGACAGATGGCTAGTGCTATGAAAAAAGGTCGAACATTCGCACAAGCACACAGAATCGCAATGAGAACTGGTAAATGAGTACAGGATATACAACATCAATTACTCTTAGAGAAATGATAAACAAAAGACCAATGAGAAAAAGATATGTCAAAAAGAAGAAAAAAAAGAAGAAGAACCGTACCAAAAGATAAAAAAACAGGTGTGCCTAAAAAATATCTTTCAGGTCTTACAGGTAGTAAAAGATCAGCAAGGGCAAGTCTTATCAAAAGAATGTCTGCAATCTACAAATCAGGTGGCAGAATACCAAGATCAATGTTTAGAGCGAGAGTAAAATAATGGCAAGACCTTTATCAGCAAGAGTTAGAACAGTTTTAAGAAACAAAGCAAAGAAAAGAAAAAATATTACATACGGACAATTAGTAAAAGTTTATCGTCGAGGACAAGGTGCATACCTATCATCTGGCTCAAGACCAAGAACATCTATGGCAGCATGGTCTATGGGAAGAGTCAATAGTTTCTTGCGAGGCAGTAGAAAACATGATACTGACTTGAGAAGAAAACGAAGAAGAAGAAGATGAGCAAACCAAAAACAACAAATGAAAAGTTTATAGAACTTGATGGTAAAATAAAATTGATCAATCAAAAAATTGACACAATTCAAAATAACCATCTTAAACATATGCAAAAAGATATTGACCGAGTTCTTTATGGATTAGGTGCTATAGGTTTTGCAGTTATCTCGCAATTTCTTTACATTATCACTAAATAGTTGTACAAGTAATCCTTGTATGAACAAACGTATCTTAGTAATTTCTGACATGCATTTGCCTTATCAACACAAGGATGCAATTAAATTTTTAGCAGAAATAAAAAAAGAATTTAAACCTGATAGAGTTATTAACATAGGTGATCTTTTAGACTTTCACGCAATAAGTATGCATACACATGACCCTGATTTAGCCTCTGCTGGACACGAACTTACTATGGCTAGAAAGTATGTAAAAGAATTAGAATCTATTTACCCACAAGTTACAGAAGTTGACTCAAATCATAGTAGTTTAGTTTATAGACGAGCAATCAAGTATGGTATGAGTAGAGAATTTTTAAAAGAGTATGGCGAGTTTTTAGGTACAAAGAAATGGAAATGGGTAGATGATTTAACACTTACTATGTCAAATGGTCAAAGATGTTTTTTTACACACGGCAGAAGTGCAGACGTATTAAAGGTATCACAAACAATGGGTATGTCAGCAGTACAAGGACACTATCATACCAAGTTTGTAGTTTCATATTGGGCTAATCCTGATAACCTATTTTTTGCTATGAATGTGGGTTGCCTTATCAATCAAAAAAGTTTAAGTATGAATTATGCAAAAAACTTTAGGACTAGGTTTATACTTGGATGTGGCATAATTTTAGATGGTATTCCGAGATTATTGCCTATGGTATTAAATGATAAAGGTGATTGGATTAAAAAGATAGTATGAGTATAAACAAGCTAAAAAAGACCCTTTTAAAAGCCCATAGAGGCTCTCAGACGCAGATTTCATCATTATCCGAGCAAGTGGCTGGTGATTGGTACAAAAAGCTAAAAATTCAACCTATTGATTATTGTATGCAGAACAATCTCAATGCTTGTCAAACAAAAGTAATTAAATATGCAACAAGATGTTTAATAAAAAACAAAGATAAAAAAGCGAGAAAAGAGGACATAGATAAAGCGATACATTGTTTAACAATGTTAAAAGACTATGTAGATAAAGATGTGGTTTAATGTAGTTACAAGTGGATTAAAATTAGGTGCAAAGATTTATCAGAATCGTAGAGAAAGTAAAATGCTTGAATCACAAGCACAAAGACTACACTACGAAAAAATGGCTAAAGGTGAGATCGAGTACAAACAAGCAGTTATAAAAGATAATCAACAGGGCTGGAAAGACGAATTTGTATTATTACTTGTATCTGCGCCAGTGATGTTATTAATATGGTCTATCTTTTCTGATGACCCTGACATTATGCTAAAGGTAGATTTGTTTTTTGAAAAATTTAACAACATGCCATTTTGGTATCAAGCATTATTCATAGGAGTAGTCAGTGCGATTTATGGTCTTAAAGGTGCTGACATTATCAAAAGAAAGTAGTACTATGAGTAATGATAGATGCAGTCATTACATTTTTAGAAGTACAAGTTGAAACTAAAGGACACCCTTTAGGACAATACATCGTATTAAATTTTATAGATATGTATCCTAACTTTCCAAAAGTTAGCAGTACCGTACAAGCTATTAAAGATAGTGAGGGGATTGATCATGTACATCACGAATGGACGTTTAAGAAAATTACTGAAAGAGACGATTTAAGTCAGTATGAGATTACTTGGCATTAGTTGATGAGGCGATTTCTCGCCTCACCAGAAAACTATTATTTAGATAGTTTTGATATAGCTATATCATTTATTGTAAGTTGTTTCAAATTCTCACAATAAGAATGACCATTTTTAGCAAGGCTCTTGTAGTATAAAAATACGTGCTTTCTTTCTCTTAAAGTAACACGAACATCTTTATATCTTTTATCGCCAGTTGCCTCTGCTTTAGCCTGAGCCATTGATAACTTCTCTGCTTTATTGTTAAACTTTTCTAAAGTAACATAATCAAAAACTGAATCTGATTGATCTTTCACTTCATCGTACAAGATTTCAGCTTGATCTCTACTACCATCTAAAAAGTTTAAAAATTTTAAAACATGATTAGGCTCAAAGGTTTTAGGTTTCATTTTGTAATAATCTTCTACTGAGATTACTTCAAGTTTTTCCTCAACCTTTTTTTTAGTTTCCGAGTTCGTCATCTAACTCGGCTGGATTGAAATCCGTTGGGTCTGGTGCTGGACTTTTCTTCCACTGCTGAATATGAACTGGCTCACCATTACCTTGTTGTTCATACTTAGGTTTATTAAATTGTGGATTTGACTTCGTCTTATCGAAATAAGGAAGTAGTTTCCACTTATTTAATTGATTGTTCCAAAAACCTTGTAACACTAGGTTTTGGTTGTTAAGAGTAACCTCTAAAATTAGTCCACGTTTTTTTGTAGATACTAATCTAGCAGTTCCCTCTGTACTATCTGCTGAAGAACTTGCATAGTTCTTTTTAGGATAGGTATTGTACTGTGGTCTATTATATGCCATC